GTGAAATATTATTATGAGAAAGAAGTTAGACATAGCGGGCTTAATAAGTATAGGATTGTGAAAGCAGCTTCGAGCTATGAATTGGATCAAAAGGTAAGAGCCATTAAAGCACAATGGGACGAACAATGGGAACGTAAATGCTCGACAGAAAATAAACGAATAGAAAGAGAAAATAGAATTAAAAATAATGAAGAATCGTTGGATTACGCAAATGAAATGACCGAACAAGCCGAAGAGTTACAAGAAGCTCTGGACTCGATTTTATCAAATTCACTGGAACCAATTCCTCTTGATGAAAAAAGTATGAAGGATTTTTCTTCATATCCAATAAAAGCTCCTAGTTCTCCAATTAAACCTGATTTTAGAATAGAGCCAAAACGTGCTGATGAAAAGTATAATCCACAAGCACCATTATTAACAAAGTTATTCAAAAAAAAATTCGAACAATTTAACGCTCAAAACGAAGATAATTTTCAAAAAGATTTGGTTGATTGGAATGAAGAAAAAAAGCAATTTGAAGAAAACTTTGCTAAAAGCATGATAAAATATAATGAAAAACATGCAAAATGGAATAAAGATAAAGAAGATTTTTTAAAAGAACAATTCCAAAAGAATGGAGAGGTAGATCATTTTATTCAATGCTATAACAATGGTGAAACAGATGCGGTAGTTGAATATTACTCTTTAGTTTTAGAGAATATCAAACTTCCATTTGAATATGATAAGCAAGTGGAATTAGATTTAAATAGCGAAAATAAAATGCTATTAATTGATTTATTATTACCTACAATAGATGATATCCCAAATCTAAAAAAAGTTGCTTATATTAAATCAAAGAGTGAATTTAAAGAAACATATCATACAGAAGCATATATGAAAAAGAAATATGATAGCATAATTTACCAAATAGTATTACAAACCTTAAATTATATATTTTCATTAGATAGTTTACACAATTTTATAGATTCGGTTGTTTTAAACGGAAAAATCAAAACAATTGATAAATCAACTGGAAAGGATATTGAACCATATATATTATCTATAAATATTGCAAAAAAAGATTTCATCGAATTAAATTTGAGCGCCATAGATGCGAAAGCATGGTTTAAAAGTGCTAAAGGAATATCAGCCGCTACGTTTGCAGATGTAACACCCGTTGCACCTATAGTCTCAATGAGTCGTGACGACAGCCGATTTATCGACGGTTATAATGTCGTAGATACACTTGATAATAGCATAAATTTAGCGGCGATAGACTGGCAAGACTTTGAAAATTTAATTAGGGAACTTTTTGAACAAGAATTTAACGCTAATGGTGGTGAGGTGAGGATAACTCAAGCCAGTCGAGATGGTGGAGTGGATGCCATTGCTTTTGACCCAGATCCAATTAGAGGCGGTAAAATTGTTATTCAGGCAAAAAGATACACGAATGTCGTTGGCGTATCTGCCGTAAGGGACTTATATGGTACGGTAATGAATGAAGGCGCAACAAAAGGGATTTTAGTAACAACCTCTGATTATGGTACCGATTCATATAACTTTGCAAAAGGTAAACCTTTAACTCTTTTGAATGGGGCAAATCTTCTATCACTACTTGAGAAACATGGACATCAAGCGAAAATAAATATAAAAGAGGCAAAACAATTATTAAATCAATAAGTGTGCGACTTTAATACATAACTATAAATAACTTGCAAGATATAGGCGGACCAGGAATAAGGCCCGCCTTATAGTTTATTCTACCAGTTGATCCGGCGAAAGCTTAAATATAATCTTTTTGCTCAATCAACCAAATCTCTTGAGCACCATTATCTTTAGTGTGCCAGCAGGCTCCTTCCAGAGGGCCATCTTTCGCGCTGTCAAGAAAATACCAATCACCTGATCCATCGTCAGGATCGCAGATTTTACCGTCCCAGCGATGCCAGCCAGTTACCATATAACCGTCACGGTTGAACAAGTAGTAATGGTGGTTAATGATGCACCATTTGTTTTTAGGATAGCTTCCGTCTGCTCTGCGATACCAGAAACCAATGCTATCAAGAATCCAACCGGTTTTCTCCTCTTCTTTTACCCAAGTCTTCATAAATTCATCCGGGTCCTTATAGTACTTTTTGATACCGCTCGTTGAACTACCCCAATCCGGAAGTTGGAAGTGAGGCTTATCAACCGGAGATTTCCAGTTTCCTCCCCATTCCAATCCAATGCTTACACCGATTGCCCCAACCTTTCCGAAAAAGTTACCGGATTCATTATAGGCACCTTGCCCGTCATTCCTGAAAATATCAAAGGCAGTTCCCCACTGGTGATAAGAACTGTATGTACTCCCTGGGGCATTGGTCACGATGTTGCCGGGTGTAATCCTGCCTTGTGCGTATAATGCGTCCTGCTCCGCAACGGTGCGATATGTCTCTCCAATTTTAATAATTAATCCCTGCCTTGAACACTCTTCCACCAGTTTTGCAGCCAACACCTTCAGCCGCGGATGGCATAATGTAATGTCTCTCATAAAATTATCCTCCAATCAAAAAGGCCCAGGTAATCCCAGACCCGAAAAGTTGTGATGTTACAACCGATGCGAGAATTCCCGTTTCGGATTATTCTGTTTTTTCAGTCTGCTTGATGATCTGGTTCACATATGTACTCAATCCTGCAACCAGTACTCCCTGCGTAATGGCAGTAAACACAGCCATGGCTATCTCCTGCCCTGTCTGGCAGTCACTTGTAGCCAACACATAGATACCGCATAGGACAATACCCACTGCCCCATTAACCAGCGGTATATACTTGTCCTTGACCGTCTGGCTCTGTTTAAGGCCTATTCCCAGAAAGTACAGCACCACTGCTACAATAATAAGTTCCGGTTTTACATAATTCATGATCTGTTCCATATAATCAATCTCCTTTTTCTTCTAAATCCGCTATGCGGTGATTTGCAACTTTCATTTGTTCCTCAAGCCTGAAAGTGCGTTCAATTACAGTATTATGTTTGTCAACTTTCTTTTCCAACTGCTCCAGGCGATAATTAGTAAGCTTTGCAGATGCAAGGATTCCTATAAAAGCCCCCACGCCACTGCCAGCCAAACTAATGAGTGCCACCATTATTTCTGTAGGCATATAATTACCTCATGCTTTCTATAAATTGTCACACCCTTTGCTATTCCGGATAAATAGCAAATAAATGCCCGCTTCTAAGTTCAAACGTGGGAGACACCCCCTGATCACCCTTAGGGCCTGTTGATCCTGTCGCACCCGTTGCGCCCTTTGGCCCCTGAGGACCTGTTAAGCCGGTGGCCCCGGACATATCTGTAATGTAAGTGTAGGCTGAAGCTCCTTTTAGGTACAGCTTTGCATTATCTGCGTCTTCGACATTTCCGGTATCAATTACCACAAATTGCCCTTGTCCAACTCCGTCTGAAGCGAATCCAGAATTCATAGCTGATATGCTTGTGTAGGTTTTGGCAATTGCAAAGGGATCACCTTTCGGTCCTTGGGCACCAGTCACCCCCGTAGCTCCAGTATCTCCTTTGGAACCAGTGGCACCTTTGATATTTCCTGTTTTGGACCAAGTGCCCGATGCTTTCTGATATACATCCCAGTTGCTGGTATTTAAATAATAATCCCCGTTCACACCTTGAGTTGATGGAGCAGAGGTACCTGTGAGCCATTTTGATCCATCTTCGCCCTTATCACCTTTTGCACCGGTCGGACCGACTTCCCCCTGTATTCCCTGAGGGCCCTGAGGGCCGATGACACTTCCCAAATCTTCTTCTCTTACCGCCATTTCTTTCACTTCCTTATTCATTATATTTTGCGATTAGGCGCCCTGATCTCACTTCAAATTCTGGTGTTGCCCCCGGTGGACCCTGTGGTCCGGTAATCGCCTGCAGGCTTACCAGTTCCCGCCATTCGTTGCTATCCGTGTACCGCCATTTAATGTAAGTTCCATCATTGGCAAATTCAATTTCCCGGCTTCCGTCCTCGCCTGATACACGGATCCTTTCACCCACCGCAATATCCCCGGCCATGAGCTGCATGTATCCTGATTCATAGGAGAGGCCGCTTACCTGCCGATCCATAGCTTCAAGAAGTTGTTCATATAAAGCAGGCGCAGGGGCGCTTGGTACTTTCCCCTGCTCATATCCTGATTCCTGAATTGGTATGTAAAGCTTATTGGTAGTAATCCGCTGTCCATCATGATAGCCGTATACAGATACCTCAAAGCCTCTGGTCGTGATAACCTCTGCCGGTACCATTGTATTACCTTCACTATTTAACGGAACCGTATAGGCATCGTTGCTTCCACATAGGTATTTCAAGAAAACAGCGTGCTTTTCCATACTCTCCCAATCCTCAGATTGAAAGGCAAACCTACACATAAGATACTGCATACTCTGGGCCGCCGGCTGTTCAGTATCTGCCCGGATTAACATCTGCATATTTACTTGGAAGTCAAGTATCATCTATACCCCTCCCTACGTTACTGGGCATCAGCTGTTCCCATGATAACTTGTTTACCAGCTTCCGAAATCCAGCCTTTAATGACCGCGTTCGCCAGCATAGCAACTGTCAGTTTTCCTTTTCCACCATTGTATAATCTCATTAATGTCTCAAACATGCTCACACCTCCAGACTTGATAATACCAACGTGTCAACGGTTGTCTTTAGTGATTCAATTTCCGCTGCCTGCTCCGCTACTATTTCAGTTATATCAGGAGTACGGAAAACGGCGATCATTATATCACACTTGGTATCTTTGTCAATTTCATAATCAGACTGCTTTGTCAGCATACCAGCGTACACCAGACCAGATCGTGACCAGTCTGTGTCGCCTGATGTGGCAATCTGCTTTATGCTACCGTTGGTCTTCAGGATAGTTTCGATTTCTTCAAAGGTCTTTTCTCCCATCTGAAATTTGATAGTTCCGCCTGACTTGTCAAGGTCTACTCCTGCAGCGACCAGGTCAAACTCCTGATCTCCAAATTTAATTTTTTCGATGTTGCTCATAAATGCTCCTTCCTGCCTTTCGGGCATAAAAATAAGAGCCGGTTGGCTCCGATGGTCTATACGTAAATTATTTAAGCGCTCCCTATAACAGTTCCGAATAAGGTATCTTGCTCCAGTCAAACTTTTGTCCACAATCAGGACAATAATTTGTTCTTCTTCCTGACCTCTTATATCCATCTGAACATAATAAATGCTTATAGCAAGTAGGACAAGAATAGTGTATCATGTACTCATTTTTTTCATCCTTTGTCATCAAGGGTTCTTTGCCGACGCTCTTCCACACGATTTCTATCATCTCATCACGCTGGGCTTGGGTCCATAATTCTCCTGGTTTTCCCAGCTCCCCTTGCGGTCCGGGATCATCCGGTCCCGGTCCACGATGGCTTCCCATATATTCTTCCCATGGTTCGTTTTTATCCATAAAATTCTCTCTTTCTGCTGTTTTTCGGACAGCCCCGGTTCTCTACTAAATAGCAATTTTGTTAGCAAATTTGATGATGCCATCGCATTGGAACAACCAAATCAGTTGATCCGATTTGGTAAGGATAAAGGTAATATTATAAATGTATCACTGTCTATCGCATCTCCTGTTACGTGGGCGGGGAATCCTTTTATAATTGCTACGCTACCGACTGAATATCGGCCGCGAAAAATAGAATACATGGTGTGTTACGCAAACTCAGGGGTAGCGCTCATTCAAATACAAACCGATGGTCGTATTATTACATATACACAGATTAGTAATTCCTTGTGCTACGGATCAGTTGTTTATATGGGTTAATGATCATTCTACAGTATAAGTGCATTGCCCCTGAATAATTTTGTCTACCGACTCTTGATAAGTAAGCACTTCTCCATTAGGTGCAATTTGTATCAGCATATTAAACCCATAGGCGCTGATGTATTTATAGTCAGACGGGCGAAATTGTTCGGCTAAAGTGAAAAATGCAAAACCACCCGCGGGGAAAGAAATAGGTTTACTCCCCTTAAAAACAATATCGACAACATGCCCGCGCCTGGTGCATTGCACTATGATATTTTCACTATTACCTATTAGGATTCTATTTTGTGAAAAATACTTTAAATCAGCCGACAAATTTTGTAAATCACTTGCGTTAGCCTTATTTGCTAAATTGCTATTTAGTGCATCAGTAGTTTGTTTAAGTGAGTAGGCTAATGCCGCGCTTGTAGCCTTACTGGAATCATTTAAAAACTGATTGACTACATCGGTTTTGGACAGTAGTTTATTAGCTACCCTGTCAGCAATCGCATTGATAAGGAGCTGAACTGTGGAGCTGCCACCAGCTGCACCAACTAATCCCTGAACATCTGCGGCGCTAATTAGATTTGCAGCGTTAGGCCCTGCTGGACCGGTTGCTCCAGTATCGCCTTTATCACCTTTATCACCTTTCGGCCCGGTTGCTCCCGTATCTCCTTTGTCCCCTTTATCTCCTTTCGAGCCTGTAGCACCTGTTTCTCCCTGGATTCCCTGCGCACCCTGAGGACCTAAAATCGTACTAGTATACACCCATTTAGCCACCGTAGCGGCACCGGCTACCGTACACCGGTATATCCTGCCCCTATCTGCTCCCGTGCCCGTATTTTGGTAATAATCGTTTACGAGGGCAGATGATACCCCTGATCCGCTATATACTGTAGCGGTTGTACTTGTACCGGTTATCCCTGTTCCGTTATACCAGAGGCTCCCTCGCTGGCCGGTATCTCCTTTCGATCCGGTTGCACCTGTAGCTCCGGTCTCCCCCTGTGGGCCCGTTTCTCCCTGAATTCCCTGTATACCCTGCGGTCCTCTTACATTGCCTAAATCTAATTCAACAACTGCCATATTATCCTCCTAACCTTACAATAAAATGTCCTGAATCATTGATTCGCACTGGCGGTGGATCCGCTGACGTATCTGAAAACAGTACAAATAGATGTCCGTTATCCCGGACTTGAAACGCATAAGACCCATTTGCCTGCGTCACCACGGCATCTGATCCCCGTTCTCCCTGTAGCCCTTGCGGTCCCTGTATTCCCTGAATACCCTGTGGGCCCTGTTTTCCTGTGGCTCCTGTAGCTCCCTGGTTTCCCTGTGTCCCTTGTGGCCCCATCGGGCCAATAAAGTTACCATTCATGAGGAGCGTGTTAAACTCTGTCAGGGTTTCATCTACCCGGCCCCCGGCTGCGGCTATGTCAGTTACTGCCTCGTTTGCTATTACCTCTGTCTGATCCCGGAAGGTCTTAGCATTGTTCTGATATTGGAGAGACATATCCCTGGCTGCCTGAGCATCAAGCATATACTGTCTAAACTCCATCTGAATGGAAGCGTCCAGTTTTGCCATTGTGACAGATCCGTCCACGATCTCTGCGGTAATAGTCCGGTTCAGGATCTTCATGGCAATTGTTGCGGTACTGTCCACGCCGTATACAAACCGGGTAAGGTCAATTACCTTCTGGGTACCGTCTGCCAGGGTAAGGACCAGCTCGTTATCATCATTAATATCGAAGTTTGCAACTACTTTTTCAATGGCCAGATCGTAAGTGGTTACTGTTCCATTTTGCTGTTTGACTGTCATGATTCCGGAATCCGTATCCAGGGTAATTTCTTTTACCAGGGTATTGACTAGTGAAAGTTCCGCTTTTTTCGCATCTATCTGGACAATCCTGTTATCTGCCTCTTTGATACCATTCTCAATTTTGAGCAGGTTCGTCCGGTTGATGGGTGTTTCCTGCGAAGGTTCGTTCTTCCAGTCTGTTATGTAGTAATATGGTCCGTAAGCCATTAACCGGCACCCTCTTTCTTCTTTTCGTTACTGATTCTGATCTCTCTTTCAGGCAGGGGTTCCCAATCTACCGGCGAATAAACGCCGTTAAATTTATCTTTCCTCTCCGGCTCCTTAATTTCTCCAGGGGTTCCCATTTCCAAAATTTGTGCAATGGCCGCAATCTGCTTGGCATTCTGGATTCCGGTCACGGTGACGGCGTTCAGCAAGTATTGAATTTGCAACACCTGTTCCTCTGTGTATGTGATTACCTTTTTCATAAATCCTCCTTTTCTGGCATAGAAAAAGAACGTCCGGTTAAGAACGTTCCATTTGCCTAATAATTTTAATGCCCAAACAAAAAATCTTAATTAACTAGCTTTAGAACTTATCAAATTCAAAATAAATTCTCTTCCAGATTGCGTAATACGCCGATGATAAACCACTGCTCCGTTATCCAGAACTTCCTGTTTGATTTCCTCATATCCCAAATTGCTGTAATCGGAATACATAACCCATGTATTATTTACCTTGTACTGTATGTGCAATTCCGAAAGTTTTTTATTTAACTCAACGGCACTTCTAAGTCCCAATTCTTTGGCAATCTCTGTCATGGTATAGGTTTTATTGACGTGCATTAGAATTGCATTACGCTGTTCCGCTTTAAGCCTTGCCTGCCGCTCTTCCTTTAATTTCGTCAATAACTCAATGCCAAAGTCAGGATTGTTAAGAATACGATCAATAACATTGTCTGTGGCATATATACCATTTTTACGAATAGATGGAAGAACCTCCATAGCCAGCCACCGTTGAAACTTCACTGCCCGTTCATTTCCCGCCTTAAAGCCAAGCATATAAAACAGGCTCTCCGGGATAAAATCTTCTTTCCCAACTTCTTGGGAAAAACTGAGATCTCCTAAATATCCATTAAGAGTTTCCCACCTTACATAAGTTTTGCTTCCCTTTTCTTGCGTCCATCCAAAACCAATGGCCGTATCTTCTGCATTGATAGAAATACTTCCATCTTCATTTTGAATTGCCCTGACTGATAGACCAAGTTCCTCATTGTTAAAGGCTTCCATATTGTTTTTCTCTATACGTGCATCATTATCTTTTGTAAAAATTTCGGTTCTGCTCATCTAAGCGTACCCTCCTATATTTTTACTTCCGGTCCCACATTTCGCGAAACCGGCAAACAAATTCAGGGTGTTCCCGGAGCATACCCGGAAAGGAGTCCCACCCTTATATTATAATATCAAACTTTGCCGTAAAAAGTTGTCGACTACGTCAAAAATACTACGTCAAATAATTACAATTTCCAATTCAAATAAATGTTTCATGGCATACAAAAAGAGCGGGGAATCAATCCTCGCTCTGTGTAATAGTTTTATTTTATTATTCGTGGCTTGTACATTCTGGAAGGTACTGAGTTGCAAGCCATTGGGTAAATTCTGCGCTGTCAGCCGTCACAAGGCCGTCTGCTCCGGTTTTTATGCCATCATAGTACTCATAATCGGCTTTCAGTTCCCCATAGGTGTTAAAGGCATACAGCACGCCATCAATTTGTGTTACTCCAACCGGAATTGTGCAATCGTCAAAGACGAAAGACCAGATTCCTTCTGAGGATTGGAACCACTTGCCAGAAAATGTGTTACGGGTTTTTACCACCCATTTTTCATCAACTCTTTCTCTCCATGTTTCCAGCGTTCCAATATTATACTGCCTTTCTACCTCAGCCTTTTCCTGTCCAAATCTATAACGGACGCAAGTCTCATTATTTAACCATGTCCATCTGTATTCAGATGCATTACTACTATTTATTTTTTCATTTTGTGGCGTGGGGCGTTCTGGATCATTAATATTATTCATAGCAAAAACATTAAAAGAAAATAACAGTGATAATAATACAGAAAAAATTGGTATAGTTTTTAATAACTTCATTTATAACCCCTCCTTTACCCTATTATATCCATTATTTCTTTTAAATTCAACCTCCTAATCATATTTTAGTAATTTGTCCCGAAAACCTTATTATGCAATAGTTTAATTTCTTTTGTCAAACTCCAACCAGACCAGAAGTTCTCATCATCGTGAAGGTAAATAGAATTGCAATCAATTATCTTCGTTGACAAAGCCTGATACCCTATAACAGTTGTTACACCGTTTTTTGTTATTTTTAACATCGGATTGTTTTCAATTTGGCCAGTCGTTACAAGCTCTATTTCTCCATTTGCACTGTAGAAGGCTCCATATTTAGCATTTGATACCTTAAACGCCCCAAGATCCGAATAATTTTGATTTATACTTACAGATCCAAGGTTTATTTGTCCAGCATTAATAGCCGCATTTCCTCCAGAGTCTACCCAGAAAGTGCCGCCGCCGATATTAATAGATCCACCGCTTATAGAAGAACCTATTACTTGCGCTCCCTGTACCCTTCCGCTGAACGTAGCATTTCCATCTCCATCAAGTTGGAAATTTGTACTATTTACAATGAGCCGGTTCCCAGATATCGTCACCTTATCACTCTCTAATGAAAGCTGTGAAGATACCTGCCCTTTACTCACTTTTAAGGCGATCTGTTCGGCTGTCTGTGTAAATCGTGAATTAGTATCATTGGTAAGGTTAGTAACCGATAGTGCTATCTGATCCGCTTTGACGCTCAAAGAAGCTTCTGCCTGCTTTGCCCTAGTGACTTCTGCAAGGATCTGATTGGCGGTAATTGCAAACTGTGCCTCAGTGGATTCTTTTAAATTAGAAACCCTTACAGATACTTCTTCCACAGACTTCTTTATGATCGCCGTTTTACCTTCTAACTGGATTATTTGGTTACCAAGTCCGAAACTCTGTTCTCGCTCTATGCTTCCTTGAGATTCATAGGTATCCATCATACCCTGAATACCTTTCATGGTACGTTTAAAGCAGTAAGTTTCAATAACATCATCGGTGGTATAGCAAATAATGCCATCTCCTACTTCAACCCATGGCAGCGCCGGACCTACGATATGACTTGGTTTATATATCCTCATGGATATCTGCTCATATACCGTTGCCGCAATTGATGGAAGTTCTTCCGCTGACTTACCATAAACCAAGAAATTTCCTTGAATAATATAGCAGTTTTTTCCCGGCCCGTAAGAAACCCCTACATCACCTTCCTCCTGCCGAATCTGTACTTTGTTAATTGGTTTTGTTACAAAATCCTCATAATAGGTTTCAGACTGTTTGTACCGTGATAAATTTTCTGCATTAGTCATTTCTGATGGGAACAAATCATCTGACGGATATAAGGTCTCTGACGGAAACAAACCTGAAAATCCTAGAAATTTATATGTAAGCCGACCAGTCTTATCAAAATTTCCGAAACAACCATTTATCTCGCAGATGGCCATCAGAACTTTACGGCCATCCAACTGCTCCGGATCAATGGTCTTTGTCAATCGCATATCATCCAAAGGTAAATTAGTCGTAACCTGAGTAACGCCGATATGCTCGCAAAGCGAATCCCTAAACTGCTTCAATGTCAGCGGAAAAGTCAATCCCTGGTACCAGCCAGCCACATCAATATCAAAATTTAACATGCGGTCATAGGCCACAATTTTCTTACGCCGCCTATCAGCTTGTTCACGGACAAAACTATCAACCTTGTAAATCCCTATAGCCAATTCATAGCCACCAATATCAACCGTGGCTATAAATTCCTTCCCAGTCAAGTCTATCAATACATCAGCTACTATTATTTCAAGCTGAGATGAATTACATTCTCCAAATGCTAAGTCTTGGCTTGCGCAAAGATTTTCTTCTATCGTAAGGGATTCGGATATTATCTGGCTATTTTCAATGACATATACCGGATCCTGATCAACTGGAAATAATTCATCTGAATGAAAAAGAACATTTTCCGGGAAATTTATTTTCTCATCATAGAAACGAAGTTTCAAATACCTTTGTGTGGCTACGCTCAGGTTATCTGCCCGGAACAACAATTTTAATTCTTCTGGAATATTCAGCATAGCGCCGCCCCCTTAATACTCGGTTATCGTTATCTTAATCGGTTTGTAGAGTATGTCTCTCTTCTTCTCATCAACGTTAACCATCTCATATGAAATATCAGAAATATAAAATGTCCCCGATTTATATGAGGACGTGTTTGGATTCCAATATTCAATTTCGCATTTTACCCTATTACCATGAGGTACAAAGGCGTTCAACTTGTCCACATCCCTCAATCGCAAATACGTGCTAGAAAATTCCATGGAGGTAGCTGTATGAGGCAACACGTTTCGGTGCAACTCTCCGCTTCCATCTCGGTATGGGTCCAGATCCATTATCTGATCCGGCGTACACTTATAGGATTCCAGTGCAATTAATTCATTAGGAAACACTGTCCCATTTATTTTTAACATCCAACCCTCAAATGCCACTCTCCCACCTCCAAGCATAACAAAAAGCGTCATCTCCACGACAACGCTTTGCTTTTCATTCTTTACCACAATAACATAATAACATATTAAGATTTTGAATTCTTTGAAAGTTATATACTGTTCGAAAATAGCAATTTAGCAGCAATGAAAATGCCTACTAAATTGGGAACAGTAACTGCAGTTGGCTCTATTAGCATCAATGCATCTTTGTACGGGGAAATCGCGTTATATATAAAAACATCAACTGGAGGATTTTTGCCACCGGTAATAATAAATACAAAATTATTGTCATCGTCCCCGTTGACGATATTTCCTTCGATGTTTTTCGGTGAGACTAACTATTTAGGTGTAATGCTTAATATTTCATTAACTGAGATAAATTATATAGGTTGCCAGTATTCTGGAACTAATTTGGCAAGTATTGATGCATGGGGGATTAAATGATCATTATCCTTATATCATTTTAAAGGCCCCTATGTAAATATCGTCTACAAATAGCTGCAAAGCGCCACCATCAGCCCACCGAATAGATATACGGGAGGAAATGCGGTAATTAAGAGCATTTATCGTATTGGCTAATACGACATTTGTGTCATTCAAATTACTGGCACTCGCTTTTAAAGCTAAATTGCTATTTTATTCAAGCAACTTCATAGAATTTATATATTTATCGATTTTTCGCTGAATAGTTGAACCGTCATAGCTAAGTTCTAAACCGATTTCTTCGTAGGATTTCCGCTCAACATACCGATAGTAAAGAATCTGTTTAATTTCCACCTGATCTGATCCCAGCTTTTCAAGGAAACATTCTATTTCCAGTTTCATATCCTCAAACAGCTGCTCATTGCCTTTTAAATCAATTAGAAGCTGCCGTACCATCTTTTCTCTTTCCTCATTTGATTTCACGTTCGCCCCGGAAACCACGAAATGGCATTCCGTATATGGGTGTTGCTTCAAGGAACCTTTCACAATTCCGTATTCAGAAGTTAATGGATTATTATCATAGTATTTTATCCTGCGCCTAAGACGCTTAATTTCGGATTCTAAATATGTATAAGTTGCTAAATATTCCCTCGTCATTTTCATAATCAAATCCTCCTTAAAATGGACGCTTTATAGGCTTCACTTCTGCAGTAAAACCACCTTCTAAAAATCTTTCCAACTGGCTTAAACTGTCCGGGCTGTCATCATGGGGGTTGTCACCAATCTGAACAAATGTAGTGAGTTCGTCCATGGCACTGTCATACTCCTGGTTACGCATATATCTGTGGATTACCGGAGGATCATTCTTTGCAGCCTCTTTAATAAGTTGGTTCGGTGCCAGAAAAATAAATCTCCGTTTTATATCGCCAGAATACTGAATGATTTTCGCCATCTTCGCCATCTTATTTGGTGCTTTTGTAGAGGTAATTGAACATTTATATCCTTGCCGAATCAAATCATCATTCACATATTTGGCATACATTTCACCACCGTTGTTAGCTTCAAAATTTATCTGCTGAATTTTATTTCCTACAATTTTACCCTCAACAACAGGTATTGTGACCTCTTTAATACCCTTATTAAATACCCAATCAGCTATATAGACATCTCCATTTTCATATTCAAATCCAATCGGCATAGAAAGAGCATCACCGCCACCCCACGCCACATCACAGGCAGTCACAACACGGATAAATCCACTCTCAGGTAATATTCCGTAGAAGAACCTAAGTTCATCTTCTGGGAACAACAATCCTTCACGAATAAATGGTCGTTGCTGAAATTTTGCTTCCCATTCGTTTTTGTCCAATCTGTCCTTCATATCACGATAATACTTTGTTGAGAATCCCTTTATCTCATACTGAAAATTTGATTCGTCTTTTTCATTTAATGCCGGTATCTTACGGAAGCGGTATCGTGGGTTATGAGCATTTTCTTTCTCAATTTTCCCCAAGGGATCTATTACATTCCAACGGGTGCCTACCATTAGTTCCCTGGCCCCATCGTTCTTACGGTCAACCATCTTGTTTAAGTATTCCTGGTATGTATTCTCCATACGGATCGGATTCAATGAATGCTCACGGTCGCGAATAAGGTCATCTACATAAAGATATCCATCGGCTGATACATCAACAGCTCCGGTCCATGTTCCATCAATACCACGACATGTAAGGCTGGCAAAGCGATCCGGTTCGTCCAAGTTGATTTCAAAATCTTCTGCACTTGTCTTCTGCAGCTTAGAATTCGGAAATATCTCTGCAAAGGTATATTCCTTTGTGTTAATAAGATTTAAGGCCTCACCATAAAAACCTTTTGCCAGTTTTCCAGAATGTCCACCCATGGCATTATGACTATTGGGACGCTTTCCAATAATCCATGCCATGAAAAAAATGCAAATCGTACTCTTTCCAACTCGGGAGGGCATTGACAAACCATAGAAGTCAAGTTTGTTATCTTCCAGGTCCTGAAGATCATCAGCGACTACCTTTAAAGTATTTCTTCTTGGTAGGTAGAACCGTTTATCTGGCTTCCGGTCCTTTTCCATGTAAATCAAAAACGATTCAAACAGAAATGGAGCCTCAAAATGTAAGGTCTTCCAGTATAGATCATCCCATCTGGCATTCATAGTCTGGACAAACCTTGTGACAGCCCATTTCTTGATAAATCCAGAATAAGCCATGATAAAATCCCGGTCGTCAACTGTCAAATCTGGATTATCTTGCATTGTATATTGGAGTTCTGATAACAGAATGTTTAGAATGTCGTAAGATGGTTGTGTTTCAATCTGCCGCTTTAATTTTTTAATTATTTCCCGGTGTTCATGGAAATCCATAGAAAAAGAGCCTCCTTCCGCTAAAATCACAACGGCTCTCGGCTCTATGGCTCTCGGCTCTGGTTATTCACTTGCTTTAAAATTATATGCAGGCTTTATGATTTTTTCAATATCAACGGTATCCTTAATGTTCTGAATGATCTCTTCCATAGGCTTATACACCATGGGAGATTCATCAATAGTAGTGGAACTTACAGAAGTTGTGAAAATACCAGTCATTGATGATTCAAACTCTTCTAGTGAGACTTTTTCTTTTGCCTTGGATCGGCTCATTATCCGTCCCGCTCCATGAGGGGCTGACTGGTTCCAATCAGAATTTCCTTTGCCTCTTCCAATAATACAACCATCACGCATATTGATGGGAATTAACAGCAGCTCATCTTTTCTGGCTGATATAGCACCTTTCCTTACAATATTTGTGTCATGGTCGATATAGTTATGAATGGTTTGGAATGACTTCCCCCTGGAATATTCCCAGCCCATCTTCTGGCAGATGATAGAGGCAATCCACTCACGATTAGTTCCGGCAAAGCTTTGGCAAATTTTCATATCATGTAGATAACGTTCCCTATCTTCTTCTGTCAAATAGCAAAGTTCTTTTGGAATATTCAGTTTATCCGGCTGAAATTTACGTTTCAGTTCTCGAACACTAGGTTGAATTTCCTTTTCCCTGCCAGTAGTCTTATATTCCTGAATTAAATCCTGAATAGCTTGTTCCAGTTTCCCGGTACCTTGCATACTGTCTATAGCTACTTGCTGATATATTTCAGCCACCTGCTTGCCAAGGTTACGGCTGCCGGTATGAATAATCAAATATTTATTACCATCGGAATCCTCATCAACTTCTATGAAGTGATTACCGCCTCCCAATGTTCCCATGCTGCAGCGTAGCCAGCTGATATTTTTGAGTTCAGCCCTACAATTCAACTCGTCAATATTCTGAAACGGAATTTCTTCTCTCCGAACATTACGACCAGAAGGAATATTCCCCCTAATCACCGAATCCAATTTTTCATAGTCAATATTGATATTACCCAGACCGACTGTCAGCATTCCACAACCGATGTCTACACCGACAATGTTAGGAATTACTTTATCTCCTAAATCAGCAGTAAATCCAATTACACAGCCTTTCCCGGCATGGACATCAGGCATTATCCGCACTTTACATTCAGCAAATGCCGGCTGCTTGATTAGCATATAAATCTGATTCAATGCCTCAGGCTCTATATTTTCAGTGAAAATTTTTAAATCACTCATTTTACCACTCCGTATTTACAATAAAAATCCTTTTACATTTACTATTTCGGCATTGATAATGAAAATCCTTAATTACAGCCTCTTGATTTAAAGGAAAGTGTTTCTTGTCACACCAAGGACAATATACCCACTTTTGGCCTTGAGCATTTGTTCTTATGTCCGCCTGCCCGTCAAATCCATCTTCCGGAGGATTCATGGACTTTTCTAAACCGCTTGTCATTCCTTTTATTGCGCGTTTCCCCATTTCCACAGTCTCTTCAGATGTCCAACCTCTATTCATTCTATAACCCTCGTTTCAAATCCGGCGGCAACCAACGTGTTATTAATATCCCATATGTACCAGGCAAACCAAGAATTATAATGAGTGCCATGGCGTTCATCACGGTATTTAAACAAATCCATGCGCTTAATCGACCCACCGTCTGTAAGCAGAAGTTTCAGGCAATATGCAAAGGTTCTTCCAATACACCGCTGGCCATGAGGAAATTTGTAATGATTTCCCAGAAGATAGTCCTTTTTCCAATCATATAAAGGAAAACCAAATGCCTTTTCTATCTTACGAATGTCCAATAAGTTAATTGCTTTCATTTGAGTCTCCTTTTCATAGGCAATCCATGAAGCCGCCGCCAGTTGTTCTGTTTCAGCTGTTCCAGTGTACACAGGCCATACAAAAACATAGATAGTTCTCCCGGCGGCAATGGCAAATCTACTGATAATTTCAAAGATACAGGCTTTGAGAAATCAGCTATGGCCTTTTGCATTTTTTCATCCCGATCTATTTCAAAATCAAGCACCAAAATATCACTTACAGGGATCTCCGTGCCACCAGCACCACGCATATATACTATTCCCGGGCTTTCATTCCATTTCGGCGGCATAGTCATACTCTACCTTTCAAATTCACCAAAATATTGTTACACCGGCTCTCATTCTGGCACCGGACATTATTCATAGTCTTTTGTGTGGAATCTCCAATCAAAGTACAATCCTCTTTATCAACCTCTGGCTCAAAATCCGGGCAATAAGAGCAGTAGTTTTGTAAGCATAGCTGGAATCCGTCCATAATGCCTCCTCAAATCAATAATCCAATCATGAATATTCCATATCACAAGGTACTTATCTTTTCTTTATCTCCTGTTACAAATTTCCAAACTGCATATAGAAATACTACGAATTTAATTAACAACAATGCTATTTCAATCTTACTCATGCTCTCACCTCATTTTCGCAATAAAAAACCAACCACCGAATATTGATGGTTGGCATGTCTCATTTACCACAGCATTTTTTATATTTTATCCCTGAACCACAAGAACATTTATCATTTCTTTCTACTACTTTATGAAAAATACCAGAGATCTCTTGGCGTCTACGACATACTTCCGTAAACCTTTTGGGCAAAGCACTATAAGGAATCTCTTCATGCGGTTTATATGGAGACAATAAGAAAATATATTCTTCAGATAGAGAAATATATTCCTTTACTAGTGGTGATTCTGTTAATGCCATACGGATATTATCTATGTTTTCTTCATTATAAATCATATTATTATCTTGGAGAAATAATATATTCTTCTCTCCATTTCTATGAGGAGTAACATCTAACAAAACTCCATCTAACGATTTCCACACCGCATGAGCTTCAGCTTCCACCAATTTATTGTCCCATTGCCATATTGCCCAGCCATTTATTCTGTAACCACCTCTCCGGCGTATTACGTTGTCTACATTATGGAAACATTCATTGATCTTTGCAATTTCATCTGGAATTACAGCTACAAAAATGGGCAATGAATCTGTAACTACTTTATTACATAATTGAATTACTTTTTCAGTTATTATCTTTGGTGTTGTTTCCATAAAATCCTCCATTACGTGTTTTTATATTATAATAACGCAAAACGCGCCAACCATCAATATTCAATTTCCAATGTGCAAATTGGGCTACCCGGATTCGAACCGGGAAATGCAGGAATCAAAATCCTGTGCCTTACCATTTGGCAATAGCCCATTAATGTACCTTCTGGGATTCGAACCCAGGGCCGTCCGGTTATGAGCCGGATGCGCTCACCACTGCGCTAAAGGTACAGTGTAGTTTTCCCTTGTTCCGTACAAGGTCAGAGCTTCACTACCGCTGGTCGTAAACGCCTGATTTGCTACCGTTTATCACTGAGTCGTTTGAAATCAGGGAAAGTCAACACATCTCGCGAGGGGATTATCGGATTTGAACCGATGTTCATAGGTTAACAGCCTATTGCTATACCATCTCAGCTAAATCCCCAGAACGGGCCTTTGCCCGTTATCATGCCATTGTATTGAATTTTACAACCAGCCAGACAATTGTAAGAAGTTGATGTGTTGGGCGAGGATTTGAACCTCACATAGCCAATGTGGTTTATCCATTAGCCTCCAAAAAGAACCTCTTCTGATTAAGCGTCTACCGATTCCGCCACCAACACAATATTCTTGCAAGAATAACCGTCTTTCCGATTGTCAGTACCGAATAGACCCACACAGCTCACGGTACTATGGTCTGCTTCCTATAAGTCGCCGCCGCAAAATGATAACTCCATTTCGCTCTTTCAGACCTCTTCCACTTTGGAATTGCCATACAGGTGACACGTCTGTCAGCTGCGCACTGACTACTCCAAAATGGGAATAACCAATACGCATACTGCATGGGCTTACGGTTCCAAAACCTCACGGCAGATTCGCTCCGCCTTAACAGCAAACAGCTATGAGGTGAAAGGATAGTAATACGTCAATGCCCATCCCAGGGCAAATCCCCACGGGCGAGTGATAGCCCTTAACAAGCATTCAGCTATGGGGAGTTAATACATATTGATCACTCTGATGGACTTTCCAGCAACTTACCATCATGGTATCGTTGCTATTGGCCAGCGAAAGAATTTTTAAGTTTGGCACTTAGTGATTTATAATAAGAGATGGTTTATAGTTACACATCTTTCGCTTGGCATCAGCTATACTGGGTGCCTCGACCTAGCCGCTTCATAGGACAATGCATGCCCTTGTGAAGTCTGACGTGGCCACTCCTTTATGAATCGCACCCATTCAGTAATAAAGAACAGGACAATTCCAAAATATGTAAAGATCATTAGAACCTCTTTTCTCCATTTACTCCAACCATCCGTTTTTCAGGTAATAGAATCCAAATACCGCACCTATGGTTAAAAAAATCCAGAATATCCAGAATATCACTGCACCAAATCCAGAAGTCAGATAACCAACAGTCTCATCAATATCCTGATCCAGATATAATTGGACCCCATCCGACATTGTATTATCTCGCAGGTCGGTATAAATGGTTCCGGTATATTTTGTTTGGCAACCAGAATATACGAAACGTATGTCAGATAGAAATCCCTGCTCAGTCTTTATATATCTACTTCCCGGACGTTTAATTTTGCCGTAATCAAACTCTATGCCACAAAAGCGAATCTTCTGGGAATGTTGTTCCCAACTATCATAATAATCCCAGGAATAGTAAACCTCTTCTTCCTCATAAGTTTCTGTTTCACCTTTTGAATTTGTTCTGGTCTTTGTTACCGTTCGTGTATGCTGATTGTAATGCTCTTCTACTTTTTCTACATACAGATATTCCCCACCAAGTTCAGGGGAAGTTACCGGGTCAACTGCCTCCAAATCTCCATAAACAAATGCATTCCCAAGGCTTGTGTCCATGCCATACCGGAACATGGCCGTATCCGTAATATGTACCGCCTTGTTATACTCAGCGTTCTTGTCCATTTGGTGAGCTTCTATTTTTCCAGCTATCAAAAATCCCATCAGGATCATGACAGCAACAATGGTAATGCTGGCTATGATTTCTCTCAATGTGATTTCAAAATCTCCAAAATCCCATGACCTTTTCATATAAAACCTCTTTAATCTTCGTCAATTTCAAGGTAAGCAGATTCTTCCAGTTCCTCTGACAATTCACCAAGGGCTATGCTGACTTTCATAATCATTTCCTTTGCTTCCCTAATTACTGGATTCTTAAGAGCTTCAACGGTCAAACGTCCGCTTGCACCGTCAAGTGTGGAAATCATCTCATCTATGGACATCTTCAATTCTTCCATGGTAAGCCTCCTATTCACCGAACAAATTCTGGGGTGCGTCTACTGGTGCATTGTAGTCGAGCCGCTGATAATCCTGACGCTCATAACCACACCAATCAAGTAATACTCTGGAAGGAAAACCTTTGACATAGCTGTTATATGTACCCACCTGCCGGTTATAGTTTTCCCGATACTGCGCCATCAGATTTTCCGTGGTTGCCAATTCAGTCATGAGCTGCTTATAATTCTCATTGCTCTTTAATTCCGGATAAGCTTCAGATACCGCCGTTATCGCCATTGTCACATTCTCAATATCTCCGGTACTGCCCCGGCCCTCTACGATAGCTGTCAGTGTTTCAGCTTCGTGTTTGTCATACTGTTTCACACAGTCAGCCAGATTATAAACCAGATCTACCCGGCGCTTTTCCTGTACCTTGATATCAGACTGCGCCGTGTGAATAGATTCTTCCAGGTTGATTGCCTTATTCTGGCTTCCCTGAATTCCAAATACACACATTAGAATCACTGCAAAGACTGCAGCTGCTCCAATTACAAAAACTTTCCAATTATTCATTCTCCTTGCCTCCTCAACTGCTCTGGAAATTCCTGAATTAAAGGTTCCCCCCATATTTCAGATAGACTGGACTTCATAAATATCGGAACTTTCCGAAATCTACAATCTTTAACAATCCTTTCTATCCACTCACGCTTTGGCACAACTTTACTTTTACGATTTCCGGTTTCTGCGCCGATAATTACCCATTTGAATCCGTATTCATGCGCATAATACGGCAAATCAGTAACATCACCTAGAAGAGGTTCAATTGACAAAAATTGATTCGCTCTTTCAGTTATATCCGTACTCCAAGGGTCGCCATAACAAAGTGCTGTATCTTGATTGCTTGTGTATGTTCGCCCTATCCACCAGTTCTTTTCAAACTTAAAATCACTTGCCCTCATATAGTTTTTTGTTAAAAACAGGTAATTGTGTTGTGGCGCTCTCCTGCAGGTTTCAAACACTTCATTAATCCAAGAATCCGGAACCCATTCGCCAAATAGATCAGCCATGGAACAGACAAAGATGTTTCTGCCTTTTTTATGCAGGTACTCATCAAGGCGATATTTGTGCAAAGTCGGCTGAAAATCAAATAGGTATGGGACTTTCTTACCTCCACTTATCGGAATTTCTTCCAATATTCGTTCGTTTATATTCGGCTCGTTTGCATGGAATCCAAAACGGTTAGCAATGCTTCTTGCATAACAATATTCACAATTATGTAGACAGCCCGTAACCGGATTCCAGCTACTATCACACCAATCAATCTTTGTTTTGTCCAACGTTTACCTCCATATCGGCACTAAGGCCAGAACATACATAATTGTCATGATTCCCATTCCAATTACCGTTGCTTTATCTCTTCTCCAGATCAGCCCCTGGGAAAACCAAAGGATAAAAATCACCATGAATACATTCCAAATTGTTACAATCCATTTCAATGCTTCCATATCCATCACCTCTATTTCACATCTGCCATATCAAACACGATACCCCGGCAATACGGCTCCCCGTCCTCATACATCATGAATGTTTCATGCGGAATATCCGTTTTATATGTCCAGGTAATGACATTCCCATTCTCATCTAATGCGGACTTATCGCACCAGAGAGCTTCAATCTTATTTGTAGCATAACCATCACTACCAAATGCACCATGACGGTCAAAATATATCACGCCACCGTCAAAACACCCCTGTTCATCATAAATAGCACCGTCAAATTCCATCAAGTCATCAGAAGCACCACTGACGATAACCAATCCAGAAGCCTTTGCCACCTCTCTAACGTCCATAAATGGCTCGTAACCATATTCCCGGCCATCAATGAGCCTTGCCACTTCTTTCTTGTCCATGGATATCTCCTTCCAATTTTTCAATGCCGATAATGCGGTCTGCAAGTCCCTCTGCAACGCTGTATAAACCCTTATTGGCCGGAATGGTTCTTAAATATTGTGCAATGGATTCTACCAGAGCAGTATACCAGTCGCCTTTCTGTATAAGCTCAATCCTTAATATTTCTGCTGCTATCTGGAGTAATTTATTGTCGTTCTTAACCTCTGCATTGTTCAGTGATATAGCCGCTGATGGAACAACCGGATCATAGAGTGTTAAATTTGGATAGCACCCAGCATTTATCTTCAAATCAACCCCTGACAAGAGATTGCTTATATCTGTTCCATTCAGAAGAACAGCCGTTTTGTTTTTATCGTTTCTGATTTCTACTTCTGACATCTTCAAACCTCCCCAATTAGATAATTCACTTTATTTTGCCGTTTATTTTGGCATTTAAAATTGCTTTCAAATATGCTTCCGGATTATCTTTTGCAGCCGAAAAATCTTTCTTTAACCGCTCTATCTCCTCAATGGAATTTTTATACTTTGGCAAATTCATCACTTTGAACCTAAACGTATCTATTTCTTCTTTCGTAATAATCCCTTTATCCACCAAAAGACCAAGGAGAGCCTGAATGTCAATAGCAGTACAAAGAATACGCTCTTGGAGCATTAATTCCTGTAACGCTTCCTCTGGCTTGTAATACGAATCATTGCTTACGCTCATTCTATTTACCTCTTATTTCAGCTACGGGCTGCTTTACGCCCAGGTGCCGCCACCTGATTGACCGCATTTAATCCGGCTTCCCATGCTATTATGATACAATTTCCATTTTGCTAACATCAGAAATACCGTTCTCATCTACGCAAGGGAAAAGGTCATATCCTTCCCAGCAGAATACTACTCCAGTAATATTTACAGCCGCATATTCATCATCAAAATCAGGGTGAGATTTCACAATACGTTTAACGGTCTTGAATTTCACATCAAAGAATCTAATCTCTCCATCATCAAGTACTAGTCTTGTAATATCACCAACTTTTATTTCCGTTCCATTCTTATCGAATAATCCTGTTTTCATGTTGCTCCTTTTTTATTTTTTGAGAAAAATTGAAATCCATCTTTTAGACCGGACCGTAGTAATTACCGTCACGTTATCTCCGTCTTTCTCAATCCCTACATCACAGTTATACCGGAGAATCAACCACCGAAATTTCCTGGCCAGTTCTTCGTCAAGAAGGTTATAAATCATATACAAGTTCCCGGCTTTATCAATAATTGGCTTCTTGCCGTCTTGAATATCGACTTCCTGACACGGGATAACCGCACCTCTTGTATGCCTGCCAAAATAGAAAAAGAACCAACCAGCTAACGGCCACTTGCCGTTCAAGTACCACGGATCATATTTGGGAATCCACCAGGGATCTTTTAAAGAGAACTGGACATACCATTCATAGCATTCCTGGGTTTTGAAATTCGCAAAGGCAAACAGGAAAGTCCCCCTATGCCTTCTGGCAAACAATAATTTACGATTGAACATTTATGTATCCTCCCGGGAAAAGTCCTTTTTATATTTTTTAAAATTTTTGAGAACCACTTTCCTAAGAGACGATTTCCACAGGACAGCCTACAAGCAGTTCAATATCAGCCTTTGAAAGCTTAATAGGCTTCCCAATGCTCAAATCAATTTCTTTACGATCTCCTGAAATTCCTTTGGCTATCGCCTTGCCCTTAAATGCCATTGTCTCTTCATCAACATAAATCCTGAAAAGGCTATATCCATGGGCCCGGCAGAAGCGCAGTGAATCAGATAGTATTCTGCTCATTTCCTTATCTTCTTCTCCGAATAATTCCTGGTATGTATAAGCATTATCCGGTGAATGGAAATAAGCCGGAGTAGATATCCACTTAGGAAATTCAGAGAAATAGAATAATCTATTGTTGACCAATGCTTTCAATCCAATATCTGTTCTGTATCCTCGTGCAGAAGCCATTCTAAGCAGACTTTCACTTTCTTCATTTGTTGTAGTGGTTATAAATTTACCTGTAAGGTCTACCATGATGAATACCTCTATACTTTCTTGATCAGATTCTTGACTTTGACGAAAAGTCTTTTTTAAATTTTTCGGAACTTGGGCGGCTAACTGGCCCCTTAAAGCCTTTCCTATATACCCCCTCCCGGGTGTCTTTTTTGCTTGCGTTTTCAGAGTTCGTAAAATATCTAAATTACGAACTATTACGTATTTACAATGGTTTTAACTTGTGGTATGATTGGGTTAATAGATTATACGAACTTTTCATAAGTATTTTACGAACTTTAAAGGAGGAGTACAGAATGAATAAAAAAACTGTTGCATTAACCAGAGAATCATATCAGCTTATCATTGATACTATCCGATCTGGATTCATAGCCAAGGACGGGACCATCTGCAAGCCAAACAACCGGATCGCTACTGCCTTAGTGCTGGAAGCCAACCTAGGCTTACGCATCGGCGATGTGCTGCAGCTCCACGCCTGCGACATAATCAAAGATGGCAACCGCTACAGACTGGACATTACTGAAACAAAAACAGGTAAGCAACGGACATTTACCGTACCAAATGAGATTTACAACTACATCTTGCAATATGCGCTTGATAACGGCATTTCAATCCGGGCAAAGCTATTCGACATAAGCGAAAGAGCCATACAAAAGCATTTAAAGCTTGTCTGCGAAGTATTAAACCTTGATAACATAGGCACTCACAGTTTCCGAAAATACTTTGCAACCTCTATCTACACAGACAATGGCTACAATATCGAACTTGTACGACAGCTCCTACAACATTCCAGTACTGCTATTACTCAACGGTACTTAGGCATTCAGCCGAAAGAAGTCGAGGACGCATTACAAAAACATATACAACTGATTTAACATCTGCCCTGGCAATTGCCGGGGCTTTTCTTTTGCCCTTAATCCGGCAATTCATCAGCCGAACCCGGCAGCAGGTCCATAGCTTTGACCCGTTCTTCTATCTCTGCCCGGGTATGTTCTGGTTTCCCGTCCTTATCATCATACGCAATGATCTGGACGTTGTCGCGATATCCGTAATTTGCTTTTAGGGCGAACATACACCCAATATTCCCAGTTTGGATTACCTCGTCATACAGAGTTGATTCACATTCTGATTTCCATTTTTGCGCCGAAACGGAGTGTCCAGAGGCGACCCGACCGTCATATTCCCCCTTTAACCAGCTGTTAATTGTATCTTTATTGACATTTACCATCATAGCAAATCTAAGTAATGTAGGCTTAATTCTACATGTACAACAGATAACAGTATAGATATCCCATAATATATTAAGTTCTTTAATGTCGTACTCTTTTGTTAATGTATTAAATCCGACTTTATATTTACGTCCTATATCTTTTAATAACTCAGATAACCCTTGAGAAGTACATAAATTAATATTACTATGTCTCTTTATGAACTCATTAGATATCTCCATAATGGCAGATGTAATATTATTAATATAGTCTCTATCATCTGTATCTTTATCATCTGTATTAAGCTCTATATCAAAGCCATCTACTGTATATTCATCTGACTTAGGCATAATATTTATATCTCCTTTCTGTCTCTTATATAGGTATTAAATAAATACCATACAAACACATATAAGAGCTTTATATATTTAATGCCTGGGTAAATACTCTTGAAGCCCCAGAAGCTAATATGCCATAACTTTGTATTCCTGATCTGACAGGGCAAATGCTACCAGATCACCTGGACTTGGTATGATTTGGCTCAACAGATCTAGACATTCGTTCCGCTGCTCCTGATCCGTACATTTCCCGTCCTTACAGAACCTGCAGCTATCCCGGTTGCATTTATCACTAATTCCCTGCATCCGATCACCTCGCAATCCTAATTTCTTTAACAAAGTTATATTTGTTCTATAACCCATGGAATTAAATGCCGTTTTTACGTTCGCTAATGCCCTTTAAAGCGTTTCCGCTATGTTCCGTGGAGGTTTTCTTGCCTGCACTTTTTAAATCGATTTATGGGCCAAATAAAAAAGTCCTCGCGCCATACGGAGTGAATACCGTACAACACAAGGACTATAAGTCTTGGTTCTTTCCCGCCTATTACGG